GCCCTAAAAAAGAATTGGTAAATGCCACATAAAGCGCTGCCAGCTTATCAATATATGCTTTTTCATTCGCAAAAATAAAACCAGCCATAATCTCGGCTATATTATCTATCAGAACTTCCGGAACCGCCGCTTTTTTGACGGTACGCCCTACTTTCTTATGATTTTTCTTCATGTATTCTGGAAGCCTTGCTACGGCAGCCAGATACTCTTTTTTCTGTTTGATAAAAAGAACTTGAATTTGCTTCTCAAAATTGTCAAGAGCCTTTAACAGAATCTTATTCTGCTTTTTATCCAACCCCAGGGAGCGGATAAATTCCTCATTCTCTTTATCAATTTTCTGCAGAATCGCATGGATGGTCTTTTCCATTTCCTTTAAAACTAAAACCTTTTCTTTAGATAGCATCCGCCAGCACCTCCTCAATCATGCTCTGGAGGCTTTTCAGTATACAGACAATGCTATTTATACTATCTGACTTTTCAATGCTTTCCAGCCCTTCCTCAGGGCTTTCAAGGGTATTTATATCTTTCTCCCCTTCCTCTTTTTCAGCTTCTTCCTCCGACTCCTTTGTTTCATTCCCTTTTTGAATCTCCATTTCTTTCAGGAGAAGCTGCATAGGCTTATCAGCCCATTCCCCTTCAAATGGTTCAAAGGATTTACCCAAGAGATCTCCCAGGGCATCAATCAGCATATTTGGAGTAGCAGCGCCGGCCACGACATACGGAGATACCGCCTTGGCAATTTCCGCCTTATCAGAAATCGTTGGGGCAACAAACTTCATGCTGACACTTTTTATCAGTAAAATTCTTTTCAGAGTATTGTTAAATGTAAAGGCTATATCATCCCGTTCCGGCTGGAATACCTGTTCTTCCGTCACCTGTCTGGCAGTGTCCGCCGTAGCCCTGGTATAATCCTGGGATTCTCCTGTGTAAATTGGATGAAGACGGAATGCGGACCGGATTTTATCTCGGTTATTTTTGCAATACTCCTGAAATAATCCGTCTTTCTCCAACATTTCCGCCAGCTTTTCAATGCGAATAGACACTTTGCTCTTTACTTCATCATCACCGATCTGGACATCATTCTCTAGCCCCTCTGCTTCCAGAATAAGATATTTGTGCCTTGCCTTATCCCCTTTTGCTCCGGAGATTGTGTTTACAGAATCCTCTGTCAGCTTTCCGTTCTCCACTATAATCGCCATCGGCATATGCCGTCCATCCATGAAGTAGGTATAATTCAATTCCTCCGCTTTGCGGTTTCCCTGGATATTGAGAAGCTGACCGATATACCGCGGCAAACCATAGGGAGTGTATGGACAGTAGACATTAAAAAAGATGATACTGGAAGCCTTGTCGTCTGGCTGAGTATCATCATCATACATACCTGTTCGGCAATTCATTATTCTTGGATCTCCAAATTCCTTAAAAAACACCTTTTCATTATCCACTATCTGAACAAATTTTCGGAATTTCTTCAAAATGGAAATCTCTATTTCTTCCCCATTTTCATCCTGAATCACCGTTGCCACTGGAATAGCTTTTGTTTCCCGTTTGCAGAGCCGGATTTTATGGGCAGGAATGTGTTCCAGACCGGCCGGGACTCCGGACATATCTTCAATCACTTCCAGGGCACCCCATCCTATACGTTCTTTATCATCAATAACTTTTTTCATAATCGACGTAAAACTTTCATCCAGATTGCAGTATTTAAAGAAGTTTTCGTATCTGGCCCATTCCCTGTCCAGCGCCGCCTTGACTTCCTCCCCCTCCTTATCAGCATCAATGTCATATTCAAAATCAACTCCAAATCCCACAATATTTGTCTTGTAAGCATCAATACACTGCTGCAGAATATCACTGCTTTCCGATAACCGAGTGAGAGATTCCGGGTTGTATAGCGGCTCCAGAACCGCACCGTCTTCATACAGTCCATGAAATTCATCTTCATCAACTGCCCTGCTCTCCATGATAGAAACTGTTTCCCTGGATATGGCCTTAATAACAACCGAATTGTGAACTGCCGGCCTTTTTACTTCTTCTCCCAATTTTCCCCCTCCTTTCTATGCAGCCTTTTTCTTGTAGACAGGCATACACGCCAACGCAACGGCATCCGCTCTATCTGGAGAAGATAAACCGCGCTTCTTCAATTCTTCCTTGCTTTCCAGCTTCATTTTCCCATTTGACTGGAAGTAATATTTTCTTGTTGAGAACTCCCCTACCAATACGGAATCATCCGGTAATTTAACCTCTTTATCTTTCATCAGATCCCGAACATTGGCCCACATCCATGTGACAATATCATCATAAAATCTGGCAGATTTAGATTTTGGAGACTTCCTCGCAAAATTTACCGGAATAACAACCATCTTATCAAGCCCCTCTGCTGGGTCTTCTTTCAGTTCATTCAGCCTGTCAGTCACTCCGCCGCCAACTCCGGTATCGTCTATTTTGACATAAACATAATCATCATACCCTGGATACTTTTCCATAAAGTCACGGTAAATGCGAACAATATCCCCTACTGTACGCATGGTATTCTGTCCGTGACGTGATAACAGTTCCGGAATTACCTTATCCAGCTTTGTAGCAATCACTGTATCATCATCCCCGAAACGGGCAACATCCACGCCTATATCTATCCGATCCGGTATATATGTTCCCTCGGTTTCCCCTTCTGGCTCAACTTCCAATTTGACAGCATCCTCAAGCAGTTGCAGAGCAATAAATATATCATCTTCCTGTTTCGGGAAAAGCCCTCTCACACGCACCCTGACAACATTACTGTCATAGCCAAATCGGTCTATCAGAGATTTTATGTTATCTTTAAAAAGTACCGCTGGTTTTCGTTGGATTTCCACACATCAGCAGCTTATTATTTCCGCCGGACAGTGTTCCCAGGATTGCTTCCATAATCGGATCGGCGACACCAGACGCTTCGTCAATGATGAAAAGCATATTATCCTCGTGGAACCCCTGCATATTCTCTGGCTTTGTGGCGGTTCTGGCCGTAGCAAACCAGCGTTTTTCATGCCCTACCATGTAGATATACGTTTTTGTCCATTTGAGAATATGCTTTAAAAGCGGGGAGCGTTCCTGCCACTTCGCTACTTCGGACCACAAAACATCATGGAGCTGCTGCTTCGTTGGCGCTGTTGCCACAATTCTCGGATAAGGAAAACATGTCAGAAACCATAAAAGAGCTACCGCTTCCATACCTGTCTTTCCAACACCTTGACCGGATTTTATAGCAACCTTGGGCGTTTCCGCCAAATCTTTAAGGGCTTCCTGCTGCCAAATGTCCGGCTCAAATTTCAATACTTCTTCCGCAAAAAGTATGGGATTTTTCTGGTACAGAGGAATTCGTTCCTTAAAGAATCGGCGGCGCAAAATGGCAGCGTTTGCATTCATTCATCACCGCCCCCTTCCTGGTCTTCCACCATAATACTTGCTATCCAATCATCAACAAGTTCATTTCCCTTTCCGGCCTCATCCAACTTTCTGTTCTCTATCCTCAGGCGAATTAAAGAGTCAATGGCTTTTGTCTTTTTGGACTGAACGCTTGTAAGTTCTCTTTCAAGCCGTGCCACCAGATCTATTGCCGCTCCGGTACTTGTCTGGATGCTATGCCGCTCCCCTGGAAGCCGCTCTCCCTTCTTGACCTTTTCCTGGACAGCAGTTTTATAGTTTTCTTCTTCCTCCGGTGTCTTGAATTTCCGCTTTTCTTCAAAACTCATAACACCTGTTACAACATTACTTCTAATCATAAATGGAGGAATACAATAAGTAAATCCTTTATTTATCATAAAATCTCTTGCATAACTAATAACAGCAGAGTGTAAACGTGCAACATCTCCAACCAAATAATAAAAACCATTTCCTGCAACTCTACGAGCAGAATCTAAATCTATGCCAGCAAGTTTTTCCATTATATCTGTATGGTATGGAATTTCATAATCTGGAACAACAGGTTCTCCATATTTTTTTACTTCAACATTTTCACTATCATCTTTTCCAAGAGGAACAGAGTCGTCAATAATATTTGGAATTTTCATCATAATGTTTTTAATTTCATTTGCTAATTCTTCCTCAGATTTTTCATTATCTACTAATTGTGCATTTATTTCATTTACTTCAGCTTTTATCTTTTCCGCTTCTTCACGGTTACCAGATTTCATTAAATTACCAATTTGAGAACTTAAGGAGTTTCTACTAGAACGTAATTCGTCTCCTTTTAATTTAACTTCACGGTTTTTCTTATCTAATT